GTGTGCCGTTGATAGACATCCGATCAAAGCAGGCGGCGCGGATCTGGCAACCCGGAAGCGTTCCGGCTGGCCTTGCGTCCGATCTGACAGGGATGGCAGCGGGGCGGCACTGGTTCCGCGGAGCGTATACGCAAGCCATAGTCATCCATCGATCAAAGGTAAACGGCCGGCAGATCTGGTAGCCAGAGACGGCGAAACGGCTGCTTTTGTGTCTCCGAGACACGAAAACGGGCGCGGGAAACCGCTGCTTTTCTGTCTCCGAGACGGTCAAAAAAGCGGACCCTGGATAGTGAAAAACAGGCGAACAAACAGAACGCCATGTAACCACAACTGGAAAACTGCCAAAAACACGAAATTGCGCCGTTTTCAAACCGACTCAAATATAACTGTCATTTCTGTCACTACTGTCACGAAAAACGATGACAGCGGAAAATGAAAACTGTCACAACCAGTGGCAGAAACTGTCACAACGGCGCGAAATCCCATCAAAAACGGGTGAAAAACGCCCGAAAAAACGCTGTAAAAACGACGGTTTATTTTTTGTTTCTGACTCGGAAACACCTGTCACAACTGTCATTACTGTCACAAAACAGGCGATTTCATGTCATTTCCATGACAGTTAGTGTCAACTAACTTTTGGAAACTGTCACACGAAAAACCGCATGGTTGCGGGCTTTATGACAGAAATGACAGAAATGACAGCTAGAATCGAAAGAGAAAAAATAATAAATATACATACATGTACACACACACGCATATATATATAATTTGGAAAAAAACTGTCATTTTTGTCACTAATTTTAGTTAGGCGTAACTATCCACTTTTGGGGCGTTTTCCAAACATGCCACCACGTAACCAGACCATGAAACGCAACCGGGAAACTGGCAACTGGAAACGTGAAAAGAAAACCGGGACAACTGGCAACTGAAAGCAGGACCGAAACCCGGAAATGCTGGCAACTGGAAAAGGATCTTTCAAGGGATAGCAAGCAAGGGATACAGGACACCCGGGAAAGCGCGCAAGGCGGAAGCAAAGTCTTTCAAGGGATGTCAGAAGGGCGCGACGGCAGCCCGGAAGAAAACGACAGGCGGAACGGGACCCGATCAAAGGGTGACAGATCCGCCAGCCTGGGCCGCAACCGATCGACGGCAGACAGATCCGCCACCACGACAAAACGCCTGCGGAGACGCCGTACAGGCAGCCACAAGCCCCCGACGCGCTGAAAGGGGGAGAGTATAAGCTGCTATAGTGTAAAGGCGGGAGACGGGCGCACAGAGGGCAGCAGGGCGCTCCCGGTCTGTTGCGGGGCCGGCTCCGCAAAAGTATTTGATTGTAGTATTTTGGGGATTTATAATATTTACAGAACACACAGAACGGGGGTGCGGATATGCCGAGAGGCGGAACGAAACCGGGACAGGGGCATGCGCCATGGCTCCAGAATGACAACAATATCCGAGTGACGGCCGACGAAAACAGCCGGTTTGTGCGTTATGCCCTGGACAACTTTCTTGCGTCCCCGCCGGATCTGCACGACGCTGAACAGGTGCACGCGGCGATAGTTGCCTACTTTGATTCGTGTGACCGTAACGGCGTCCGGCCCGGGAACCTGGGACTATATGCCGCGCTAGGGATGTCAAAGCAGGATGTCCACGATGTTATTGTAGGAAAAAATAAAAGCAAAGCAACCCCCGCCGTCATCGACTTATTGAAAAAAGCGCGTCAAACAATGGCCCTTTATAGGGAATCACTGGCCAACGCTGGCAAGGTTAATCCGGTTACGTACATTTTCATGGCTAAAAATTTCGATGGTTTGTCTGATGTGACACAAATCGAAGTATCTGCAGCCCAAAGCCAGGAGGCGCGGCTATCGCCGGAAGAAATAGCGAAGCAGATAGAAAAAGACATTCCGATTGATGGAGATTACAGGGAAACAGACAATTCAGACAATTAGAAAGAGCACAATATTTACCATGTCATGTATGAAAGTTGGTAACTATTTGATAAACTCAGGTGTTCTACAGAGATCCGGCTATTTTTACGCAGATACGGGCGCGCGCTGGCGTCCATGTCGGCAATAAATGATTCTTTTGTGCCAGAACTGGAAACAATTTCATTTTTTCTGCTTACTGTGTTTGTTGGTATGCCCGCCGGTCTTGCCCTGCAGCCGCTGATGGAGCCGGGCAGGGGTCATGGTACACATTGAATGAGAGCTAACTTACCCCCTTCAGTATCCCAAAAATAAAAAAGCCCCGAAAGGAGGCCATCAATGCTCTACGAATCCATCCTGCAAGCCCTAGCGATCGTTGCCGTCCTGATGGACATCCTGCTGATCGGGGTGCTTGGGTACTTTATGAAGGGGCTGAGCTGGGAGACGGAAGATGACAGGTCGTCGATCATTGGGTTTGGATGGATGATGGGAGTAGTGATTTTGAATGTGGTGGTAGCGATTTTTGGGATCTGAGTATATGTTAAAATTTTAACAATAACTGCCTGTCAACCATTTTCGCCCACGGCGACAACGTCGGCTAGCCGCAGAGTGGTTCGTGCTGATCGAGTGGGAAGTGGTGCCATTGATGCAGCGGAGGGTGGTAGATATGTTGAATGTAAAAGTGACTCTTACAGCAACCCTGGCGAAGCCCTAAATATGAGTCATGTTTTGAGAACACAGATACCCTGTGTGGAGGTACAGTTATGAACTTTGCGGAAGTGGCGAAACGGGAGTCGGCCTTTACCCGGACAGAGAATGGTGCGGTGGCGTTGAACACGACATCAAACCCGCTGCTTGACCTGTTTGGGCTGATCGGCAGTGTTCGCGGGCAGGATCCAACGAGAATATGTACACTGTTTGAAGAAGCCTACAAAGCGGATCCGCTGTTTGCGACAAAGATCGTGTTCTATGCCAGGGACATTCGTGGCGGCCTTGGCGAACGGGATGTACCGCGCATGCTTATGAATTACATGGCGAAGCACCACAAGGAAGCGGTTCTGGCGAATATCGGTCTGTTTGCCGAGTATGGGCGGTATGATGACCTGTACTGTCTGATCGATACACCGTGTGAAGATGCAATGTGGGCTGCGATGAAGGAGCAACTCTTGGTTGATCTGGAGAGCCTGCATGCAGGAAAGCCGGTATCATTGTTGGCGAAGTGGATCGCGACTGCGGATGCATCGTCGAAAAGGACGCGGCAGCTTGGCATCCTGACGGCACAAAAACTGGGGTACTCTGTTTATAACTTCAAGCGGATCATCAGGGCACTTCGCAAGCAAATAAACATCGTCGAGACGAAAATGAGTGCGAACCGTTGGGGTGAGATAGAGTATCCGGCAGTTCCTTCCAGAGCTATGATGGTCTACCGCAAGGCGTTCATGAAACATGACGCTAAGCGTTACGGACAGTTCATTCAGAAGGCTGTGGATGGCGAAGAGAAGATTCACTCTGCTACGCTGTATCCATACGATATCGTGGAAAAGGTCATGGATATGAGCTGGTACTGCTGCAGGATCAGGGAGGATGATGTGCTGGAAGCTCAGTGGCGTCAGCTGCCTGATTATGTGGAAAAGGGAACCAATGCCCTTGTGATCGCGGATACCTCCGGCTCCATGCGTGGAAGACCACTGGCCACTTCGGTCGGCCTGGCGGTCTACTTCGCGGAGAGAAACACTGGTCCTTACCACAACATGTTCATGTCCTTCTCCGGCACGTCCCGGACCCACACGCTGAAGGGTAAGACCCTGGCACAGAAGATCGGGAGCATCTACATGGACGACTGGCAGCAGAACACGAACCTGCAGGCGGCCTTCGAGCATGTGCTGGAGATTGCGGTAAGGAACCATGTGCCCCCGGAGGAGATGCCGAAGTCCCTGATCGTGGTATCTGACATGGAGATCGACGAGTGTAGCACAAAGAACTGGTTCTTCTACGACGTGCTCTCCAATAGATTCGCGGCTTGCGGTTATCAGATCCCGAACATCGTTTTCTGGAACGTTGCAAGCCGCCACAACACCTTTCATGCTGACAGCACAAGAAATGGTGTGCAGCTCTGTTCCGGTCAGTCCGCATCCGTGTTCAAGCAAATGCTTTCCTGTGTGGAAATGACACCGGCGGAAGCCATGGCGAAGGTTATTGGTTCTGAACGATACATGCCGATCAGAATTGGTCTGATGTCTGCTTGAAGTAACAAGGCCAGGGAAAATAATTGAATATTGTACTGGGTGGCGTCAATACTTGCGCCTCAAACAGCCTCGTTGTAGGAATGACCCGGTTTATGCGGACGGTAGCTCAGTTGGTAGAGCAACGAGAAGAGAACGGAGACATGTTCGTGTCTCTTACTGCAAAACCATCTCAATAGGCTGATAACCCGTGTGCCGCCGGTTCGAGTCCGGCTCGTCCGCCTTTGGCTCCGATGCTCATCGGTGAGCGAAGACTCATGCGGATGTGAGTCTCACAGCAATTTTACGTTTTTGTTGGTTCAACTCCAACCGGAGCCACCCTTGGAGTGGTAGCTTAGTGGCAAAGCACGATAGCAAATTCGTCATGCGACCGTGACGATCACAGCAACTTATTGCAAGGTCTTGAAAACCCGTGTCGGTGGTTCGATTCCGCCCCACTCCATAGTGCAGGATAGAGCAGTGGCAGCTCGCAAGGTTCATACCCTTGAAGTCGTGGGTTCAAGTCCCACTCCTGCGACTCAGGCTAGTGTACATATGCCTGTACGAAGGACTCAGTGATGTTGGAACATTGTTACATGAGAGATCGATACCCGGGTTCGATTCCCGGGCACTGAACTGGACAACAGATACCCAGGCGTTTTGTTGTGGTAGCAACGCCGTCCACCAGTAGGCTCACTGGGTAAATGAACCGCAACAGTGCGCAGGTGAAAGGGCGCACTCAGGGTACTGGCTTGGATGGCTGGGCTGTATGGGTTCGACTCCCACAGTGCCCATCTTGGCGGGTATCACTGCGGCATGTGCTTGCTGGGCATGCTGCGGGATGCACTGTCAGACATGATGCTGTTTTCTCCTTCTGCGATACCGGCCTGACTGGCGGGCTTTGACAGGTTCGAATCCTGCGGTATCCTTTGTCGGCATGGATAAGCTGAACGGCGGAAAGGTTTTTTACACTTCCTTGTTTCCCTTCCCCGCTTATGCTAGCCGTGCCGCCCAGGGACGTAGCTCAAACAAGCGGCCTTGGCCATCGGCGGAAATGTTTTCCTGATCGACAGCCCGAAACTGCCGGTGTGCCGCAGCTGCCGGGAGAAGCGGTAACGAATGGCTTTGCATGAGACCTCAACCACTGTGATTTCCCTCCGCGTTACAGATGCTGGTTCGAGTCCGGCCGTCCCTGATTGCTCGGTGTGGTGACCGGGCATGGTATGTTTTTCTTTTTCATAATACTCCTTTTTATTTTCATCGCAGGTATCATGTGTTCGCTCATGGTTACTGTGCGGAAGAGCCGGTTGGTGGGTGTCTGCCGGGACATTCGCTGGCCGGTTTTTCTGTTGGGGGGGGTATGGAGTTCAGGACGATGCGTTCAGGCTGGAAAGGTGGGTTCATGAGTAAGGTTGTAAAGGGTTCATTCCTGTCCGCGGCTACTGTTCTCGTGGCGAGGCTAGACGAGTACATCCGTTTGAACGGACGGAACCCGAATTATATTGTGATGTCTCGGGAAACGTGTGGACTGATTGATGCGTCGATTGCCTCAAGCCTTGAATTTTCGTCCAGTGGTTTCCTTCAATTCCGTGGAATTCCAATAGCTGAGTGTGACAAGTTGGACTTTGGTCAGTTTGAGCTGGTTTAGGTTGAATATTATCGAGCACCCAGAGTGCCAGCAAAGGGACTATGGGCGAATTATCGAGAAATATAGAGATCATACAAAAACTGCATAGAACGGACTTGACTCAGCTCAGGAACCTTTCGATGCTGTATGACATGTGTCTGGCTGTGAAGGATGAAGATCTTGAGCTGGCGAAGGCGGAAATGCGTACAGTGAAGGAAAGGGCGTCGTTGCTGACCAGAACGGAAGGCAGTCCGGCCGTGGAGCTGTATTGGAATGCCATGCTGTTTCTGGCGCAGAACCGGGATCTTGACTCATATCTCATTTATCTCGAAAGGTACAGGGAACCGGAGCAAAGGTTCTACCTGCCGAGAAGGAAGCAGTTCATGCGGTTGGGGATCACCCAGGCATTGCAGGAGCTGGTTGATGATAAGTTGGATATTCTGACGATCTCATGTGCCCCGGGCGTCGGAAAAGCGCAGCCATTGTACAGCAAGGTATTGACTCCGTCCGGCTTTGTACGGATGGGTGACATCCATGTTGGCGATACCGTCATTTCCGGAGAGAACCGACACAGCAAGGTGATCGGAGTTTTTCCGCAGGGTAAGAAGCCGATATACGAAGTGACGTTTGACGATGGCTCCAAGTGCCGGTGCTCAGATGAGCATCTCTGGAAGGTGCTTGTGTGTGAGGGCCATGGATCCGGTGAGTACCACGTCCTTGAGCTAAAAGACATGTTGGACTGCCTGCGAGACAGCGACGGGTGTCCGAGGTACAGGGTTGGCCGCCTGACCGGCGAAAACCCGTTTCTCCTGTCAGCGGAATACATTGGCGATGAAGAGTGCCAGTGCATCATGATCGATGATCCATGCCATCTGTATGTCACAGACGACTACATCGTCACCCACAACACGACCATCGCCGAAATGTTACTTTCCGGTTGGATCGGATGGGATCCTGGAGCATGCAACCTGTTTTCGTCGCACTCCGGCCATGTCACGCGGATGGTCTACGATGTGGTCAGTAATATTATCGGAGCTGACCTGAAGAAAGACCAGATCCCGGAATATGCCTGGCGTGAGATCTTCCCTGATGTAGTCATTCAGGACGTGAATGCGAAGGAAGAGACCATCAACCTTGACAGGTTCAAGTCGTTCAAGTCGCTGACCTGCCGTGCTATCGGTGCATCCCAGACCGGTGTAACCCGTGCTGACGGACTGCTTTACTGCGATGACCTGTGCTCGGGCATTGAAGAAGCCCTGTCAAAGATCCGTCTGGATAAGTTGTGGCAGAAGTACACGACTGACCTGAAAACCAGAAAGAAGGGTGGTCGTGGCGGCCGGCGCGTGAAGGAGCTGCATATTGCGACCAGATGGTCAGTGTGGGATGTGATCGGACGGCTGCAGAGGCAGTACGAAGGCGATCATCGCTGTAAGTTCATCGCATATCCTGATATCGATCCTGAGACCGGGAAAAGCAACTGGGACTTTGATTACGGCGTGGGGTTTGATGAGAAGTACTTCCACGACATTGAGGAGTCGCTTGACCCCATCACCTACAAGTGCCTGTTCAAGAACGAACCGGTTGAACGAGAAGGCCTGCTGTATGAACCGGATGTACTTCGAAGGTTCAAGGAGCTGCCGCCGGGCAGGGAACCGGATGCGATCTGGGCGTTTCTGGATCCGAAGGGAACCGGTGCGGACTACAACTGTCTGGGCGTGTTTTACCAATATGGTGCTGACTACTACCTGAAGGATGTTGTCTTTCGAAACATCGATCCGTATATCCTGGACGACCTGAACGCGGAGTGCCTTGTCCGGAACAACGTGCAGATCTGTCAGATCGAGTCGAACAAAGAAGGTGTGCGGACCGGCGATATCATCCAGGCAAAGGTGAAAGAGCGCGGCGGACGGTGTGTGATTGAAAAGAAATTTGCGACCGCGAACAAGGAGACCCGGATCATTGTCAATTCGGCGTGGGTCATTCAGCATGTGCTGTTTCTGGAACCGAGATCGGTGGATAACCCGGATGGATACATGGCAAATTCTGAATACGGTCAGTTCATGGGATACCTGACTTCCTACAGTCAGCTGTCAAAGAACCAGCACGATGATGCGCCTGATATGGTGACGATGCTTGCCATACATGAAGGTGCTGATGGAGAAAGCCAGGTGGCATCCGTGCTGAGCGGGATCGTGTAGGAGCTGTGCGGCAGGGGCACTTGTTTGTAAGCAGATCATTTGTGGAGGGGAGACGTTGGACAGAACGATACTTGTGAGATACATGGATGCATGCGCTTTGGTGGAAGAGACGGAGGCTGATCTTGCCCGCCTGAAGGAAGAACGGAAGGATCATGCTGTCGACTCCGTGAAGGGTTCGAATCCGAACTTTCCGTATGAACCGCGGGTGTTCCGTGTTGAAGGCGTCAGCTATCAGGAATACTTGAAGCCGGACGAGCAGAAGCAGATTGAAAGCCTTCTCCAGAAGCGCAGGGATGCCGCCGCAATGGTCCGCGTCGAAGTGGATGCATGGCTGAATACCATCCCCATCAGGATGCAGCGGATCGTCCGGGCAAGGTTTATGCAGCATAAAACCTGGGATGAAGTACGGAAGTCTCTTGATGCGGCTTCTCCGGAGGCTGTACGCATGGAATTTGAGCGTTTCATGAAGAAAGACCGGGAGCGCGACGCTGCCGATGCGGACGATGAAGAATAGTTTGTTCTTTCAAAATAATTTTTTGTCAAAAGGTTGACGAGTTCTATCTGTTCTGATAATGTGAAAATTGGAGTAAAAGAAAATATCCAGGGAAAGTGTACCGAACGCGGTGCGCTTTCTTTTTTTTTGCAAAAAACTGCCGGTATCGGCTTTGGATGGTGAACCTGATGAAGAAGATGAAAGACTTCCGGTGCGCTGGCTGCCGCAAGCTGTTGGCGCGGACAAACGGCGACACCGAAGTGAAGTGTCCCCGGTGCGGGGCACTGAATACATACAATAGCGAAACCGGTAAAGTCGAGATAAGCGTTCCGAGACGAAGTGAACGCACGACATCTTCCGGCATCGTGTTTGAGTGACAGGGTGGTGATGTGTTATGGCGGCAACGGTTGCTGGTGCGTACACAAGAGAGTTTGAGCTTGCGCTGCTTGGACGCAAAAGAATCTATACAGACGTTGACACGATCACTCCCGAAAATATATTTGCCGTTCTCGGTCAGGCGATGGCGATCCATGAGATCAACATGCAGGAGATCATCTACCTTCTGGAGTACGAGAAGGGCATACAGCCTCTTGTTCGCACCAAGAATATCAGGCCGGAAGTGAATATTGAAGTTGCCGACAACATCGCGAACCAGATCGTGGAGTTCAAACTGTCCTATAACTTCGGCAACCCGATTACCTACGTTCAGCGCGGCAATAAGGATATCGCGGGGAATGATCCTGACAGCGATGACAATGCGATCAGCCAGCTCAATGAGATGAATGACGCAGAAGCTGCCTATGCAAAGGATCAGGAGATGGCGCGGTACCTCGAGATATGCGGTATAGGCCATCAGATGGTAGATGTAAAGCGCGAGAACGACAATGGTTCCGCGTTCGATCTGCATGTCCCGAACCCGCTTTTCACGTTTGTCGTATACAAGAATGACATCAGTGAACAGGAGATCATGGGAGTGACTTTCCGTCAGCTTGAGAACGGTGACCGGTATTACACCTGCTTCACGCCTGACACGGTGTACGAAGTTCAGAACCTGTCCCGGATCGTCAACGGCAAACGGGAAGACGAGTGGAGCTTCCGTTCTCCGTATATCGGCTACGTCGGCGAAAAGAACCCGCTTGGGATGATCCCGATTGTCGAGTTTGTCCGGTCCTATGACCGCATGGGCGTTTTCGAACGGCAGATCAAAGATATGAATGCGCTGAACGTGGAAGTCTCTGACTTCGCGAACGCGACTGCGCAGTCCTGTCAGGAGATCTGGTGGGGCAACGACTTTGAATTCCCGAAGAACCCGCAGACCGGTGAAGTGATTTCGCCGAAAAGCGGTCAGTGGGTAATGACGAAGACTCTGGCAAACGGCAAGTCTCCGCTCATTCAGGCACTGAGCAGCACTTTTGACTATGAGCACGTTCAGGAAAACATTCAGGCAAAGCGGAATGCGATTCTTCAGAAGTGTTATGTCCCGCTCCAGACTGATCCGGGCGGCGGCAGCACAGGAAGCGCCATGAGCCTGTCTTCCGGCTGGGCGGCTGCAGAGAATGCCGCCATGAAGGAAGAGCAGATCGTCCGCAGAAGTAAGCAGAAGATCCTGGCTCTGGAGCTGAAGGCCATTCAGGAGCGGTCAAACTGGTTCCCGGGCAGCCCTGTGCTTGACCTGAAGCTGTCGGATGTTTTTATCAAGTTTACGCGCCAGAAGACCTATGATCTTGGCACAAAGACAAACGCTATGGTCGCCATGATCAAGTCCGGCATCAATGGACGTGTCGCCATGCAGGCGGTTGACCTGTTCTCGGATGTGGCGCAGGCATGGGCTGACAGCAAAGAGACCATTGAGAAGTTCCAGGAGTCGCTGTTTGTCAAGAAGGAAAGTGTAAACATCGATGAAAAACGGGAGACGGCGGACCTGACTGATCAGACCGGCAACAGTCCCATCCTTGACGGCATGAGCACCGACCAGACGACGGGTGGTGATGGTAATGCCTGAAGGACTGTCATTCGATGAGCTGAACAAGCTGTACGACGAACAGCACGATGGAAAAACGCGTTCCATGTCCTACGAACAGTATTTCGGGGAGATGGACCTGTCGCGGGAGCAGAAGCAGCGCCGGATGGAGACGGCAAGGAAGGTTGAGGACTTCATCCTGCTGGCCCTGATGACGATGTATTACATGCAGCAGGACGGCGGGTACGACTATGGGTCAGTAACCCGCGATGTGGCAGAATCCTACACTTCTCTGCTGGAAGAGCTTGGTATCCCGCTGACGGCTTATTTCTCAGCGGTGCACCCACAGTCCGTCGCTGCCGAGATCGTCAATACAACCGTCCAGAACCCGGAAGAGATATACAACTACACAATAGACCGTGTCATGATGATCGCGGAGAATGAAGCGAATTTCATTTGGAATGATGCCGAGTTCGAAGAAGCCGTTCGCTCCGGGAAGACCCGCAAGCGGTGGAGGGCCATCATGGACAAGCGGACAAGGAGAACGCATGCAGAAGCCAACGGCCAGACAGTCCCCATCATGGAGCCGTTCGAGGTTGGCGGCTGGCTGTTGCTCAGGCCGGGTGATGATAGTATGGGAGCCCCGCCGGAGGAGCTGGTCAATTGCCGCTGCACGGTTGTTTACTACTGAATACACTTTGAAAACAGGAGGTTGCCATCAGGCGGTCCCTTTTTATATGGCCGGGCAGCCAGGCTATATAAATGACCGCATAAATATCGGTCTGATATGAGAGCCGTATGCCCCGTCAGAGAAGACGTAAAACCACATGTGACTAAATTCGTCAGAGAAGACGTAAAAACACAAAGAACAGTCAGAGAAGACGTAAAAACACAGGAGGCAAGGAACTATGGCAGAAGACGTAAGAGTGCAGGAAACAGTGGAACAGGAAGAGGCAAAGGGGCAGGCCGTGGAACCCGATAAGAAGGAAGACGGCTCTGAACCGATCACCCTTGAAAGTGTGATGGCTGAACTGGCGAAGGCAAAAGCTGAGTCGGCGAAGAATAAGGCCGCTCTGGATAAAGCCCTGCACAGCAACGGCGAACTGACCAAACAGCTGAGAGCAAAGATGACCGCTTCCGAACAGGAAGAAGAGGCGAAACGTCTGGCCGAAGAAGCACAGGCAAACCGGATCAAAGAGCTGGAGGACTTCCAGCGCCGCACGAACGCGAAAGAGCGTTACCTACAGCTTGGCATGGCGGTCGACCTTGCGAAGGAAGCTGCGGAAGCGGAAGTAGCCGGTGATATGGATGCTCTTACATCCGTATACAAGCGTTACAACGAGGCCTCAATGAAGGCATTCAAGGACGAGTGGATGAAGACCCGTCCGGTGCCGGAGTCGGGACGCGGAGAGAACGCTGACAAGGAAGACCCGTTCCTTGCCGGATTCAAGATGGGTTATTGATACATGAATGTCCCAGAGTGCCGCCGAGCGCCGATTACATAGTAAAGGAGAACTACTATGGCTGGTATTGAATATGCAATCAAATATTCCCCGATTGTAGATGAGCGGTTTACTCTTGGATCTCTGACCGGAGGAATGGTCAATAACGAATATGACTGGGTTGGTGTTGAGACTGTCAAGGTTTACTCCATTCCGACCGCTGCCATGAATAACTATGCCCTGACCGGCGCGAACAGATATGGTACTCCGGCTGAGCTGGAGAATGTTGCGCAGGAATTGAAGGTCACCCAGGACAGATCCTTCACCTTCACCATCGACCGCAAGAGCACCGATGACACCATGTTCACCATGGAGGCAGGTCGCGCACTTCGCAGACAGATCGATGAAATTATTTTGCCCGAGGTTGACACCTATCGTATCGCTGCTTATGTGGCTGGATGCAAAGCTGCCCATGTGCATAACAGCGCAGATCCTTCCGCAAGCAATGCGTACGCACTGTTCCTCGCAGCGCAGGAAGACCTTGACAATGCAAAGGTTCCACAGGGCGGCCGTTTCGCGATCGTTGATCCGGCATTCCTGAATTTCCTGAAGCAGAACGAGAACTTCATCAAACAGTCCGACCTGTCTCAGCGGATCACCATCACCGGTGTTGTTGGCGAGTGTGACGGCGTCAACATTGTAAAGGCTCCGGCTTCTTACTTCCCGGAAGGGATCCATTGTGTTCTGACCAACCGTATGGTTATGCCGTCTCCGGTGAAGCTGCAGAACTACAAGATTCATATGGATCCGCCTGGAATCAACGGGGCACTGGTGGAAGGCAGAATCCGTTACGATGCCTTCATTCTTGACGAGAAAGCAGATGCAATCTCCGTGATCGCTAACTCTGGTGCTTCTACTGGAGACAGCGTGACCGTTTCCCCGTCTACCGCATCCGTTGCTGTTGGTGGAACTGTTACCCTGACCGCCCAGACGCTCCCGGCTAACCGTGCAGTGACTTGGACTTCTTCCGATGCTACCAAGGCAACTGTGGCTAACGGTGTGGTTACTGGCGTTGGCGCTGGATCTGCCACTATCACAGCTACGGCTACGATCAATGGCAGCACTTACACTGACACTTGCACTGTTACCGTGACTTCTGCCTGATAGGCACGAAAGAGAGGTACTTATGATAACCCTTGTTAGAGACGGAATCACTATGGAGGTAGCAACAGAGTTGCAGGCCTCCGTATTCATTCGAAGCGGTTATAAGCGTGTCGAAGCGAAAAAGGCTCCTGCCGAGGAGAAGTTATCCGATGCTGTTGTTATCGGGGACGAAGAACCAGAGCAGAAACCGAAGCGCAGGACGACACGCAAACCCAAAGCCTAAAGCGAGGTGAGAGCATGGAACAGGAAATTTTATCGCTTGTGCAGACATATCTTGCAGAGACAGGGGACCCGCCGAGTGAGGATTTCCTGCTTCTGCTCATCGATTCGGTGATCGAAGCCTACAAGAACCAGCGCCGCTATCCTGAAGGCATGGATGCCGAGACCATACAGGCCGACACAGAGAAGTACTTCTCATACCGAAAAGGTTATGTCGCGATGGAAGTCATCCCGGCCATGCTTGGCAAGGTTGGCGGCGAAGGCCTTTACTCGCTTGTCGATAACCAGGTTTCGAAGAACTGGAAGACGCCGTTTCCGGTGTATCTGCCGGACGTAGTTCCTTACTGCGAAGTCGTGTAAGGAGATGCGTAGGCTGCCTGACTGCGGCCTTGCGGTTTCTTCCCTGCCTGCGGGCAGATGTCCGGGAGGTGATACCCATGCGGGATCTTTTGTCAAATACGCGCAAGCTCTGGTACGTGCTGTATACCGGAGAAAAAGACGTGCTTGACGAGAACGGTGATTTCACGGGTGACCGTGAGGCGCAATACGGCGAGCCCGTTGCATTTCGCGCGAACCTGTCAGCAACGCGCGGCACGCAGGGTTTCACCGGCACTGGTTCTTCGTATGACTATTTTGGTGCGGACATCAAATACGATCTCATCATCAGCACTTCCAAAATGGAGATGCCGCTGAATGAGTACTCCCTTGTCTGGACGCATGAGCCGGAGCTGGACAGCAGCGGGAATGTCGACTATTCCCAGGCTGAATATCGTGTGACTGCTGTTGCTCATGGTTTGCATCACATGAAATACGCCATCCGGTCATTGCAGCGAAATGAGCAGGGGTGACGGAGATGAGGCGCATTACAGCAACTCTTTCCGTAAAGAGTATTCAGGATGCACAGAGGCAACTCCGAGCCTACAAGAAGGAACTGACAAAGAAGTGTGAGCGGTTTGTGTCTGCATTGGCTGACAAGGGGATTGTCGTAGCCAGAGAAAGCATGGGCTCCAGTGGCTATGCGAAATACATTCTCTTCGAGAAAGAAATTGACCCCGTACAGTACGGTGCGAGGGCGATTCTGGCCGCATCCAATACGGGGCTGATCAGAAGCCAGTGGAGAACGCTGAACACGGCAGGAGGCATCGCTACGGCGGATATATCACCCATTCTGATGGCGGAATTCGGTGCAGGCGTAAGGCATGACAAGAACCCGAAAGCCCACAAGATGGGGATGGGCGCCGGCACGTTCCCCGGACAAATGCATGCGTTTGACGAGGATGGCTGGTGGTATCTTGACATGGACTGGGAGTGGCATCATGTGGATGGCGTTGAACCGACAATGCCCATGTATCATGCGGCTGAAGAAATGGAAAGACAGCTGCTGACGACAGCCAAGGAGGTGTTCGGACTATGATTGATCCGTGGAACCGGGTGCTGACAAACCTGAAGATAGCGGAAAAAGGGATCTGTTCGAACGTCACCGGATCTGAAACAGACAGCCCTTCCGCTTTCCCGGCCATGTTTGTGGCTGTGATCGATAACCGCGAGGATGCGATGGATCTGGAAAACACGGAAAACGGTGTCCATTCCAGCATTCGCGTGCAGACATTTTCCAACAAAAGCCTGTATGAGGCCAGAACCGTGATGAGCAAGGCCTGTGATGCCATGCGTCAGATGGGCTATCGTCGCAGTTTTGGCCCAAGAGAGATTGAGAACGTGCACGACCGCAACGTCAAGCGTGTTGAGGCACGTTTCAGGCGCTTTGTCGGAGATGTTGACTATGACATTCCCCTATTTGAGGAAGCTGAGACCGATCCGTGAGGTTCGGCGATACACAGAGTGCCTTTGAGCGCCATATTTCTACAGAGGAGGTTGAACTATGGCTAACCCGAAGGCATATAGTACTATTGGCACTGTGCTCAAATGCGGGGCTACCGTACAGGCACTGACAAAGATTTGTAAGATCAAGTCGTACCCGGACCTTGGGGGAGCTCCCGAGAACATCGAGACGACTGACCTGGAGGATTCCTTCCAGACCTTTGTACCGGGCGTACAGAGCATGGATCAGATGGAATTTACCTGCAACTATAACCCGACCGATTACGACGCTGTTGTAACCGCGATCCCGGAGAGCGGCGAGCAGTATTATCAGCTTGAATTCGGCACGGATGGAGCGAATGGCAAGTTCCAGTGGCAGGGTACACACTCCGTCAGGGTGACCGGCGGTGATGTGAATGCTGTCAGAGAGATGGTGATCACCTGCGTACCGTCTACTGCGGTGACCAAGGTGACTGCCTGATCGAAGGAAGTTGAAATAGAAAGGCCACAGTCTTTGGAGGCTGATGGCCTGTTTGAAGGGGAGTAAAGTGCAGACCAGTATTTTGCTCCCCTTTTTTTGAACATTTACGGAGGATAACCTGTGAGTTACGTGACGATCAATGGGCGGGACTATCAGATCCCCAAGGTAACATTTGATACTATCTGCAAACTTGAAGAAAGCGGCATTTCCATGCTGGAGCTGGCCAGCGAGAAGAAACCGAAGATCGCACTGCTGAGCCGTGCTTTTGTCGCGTGGATCCTGGATGTTGAGCCGGAGCAGGCCAGTGAAGCCATTCAGGAGCATATCCGGAACGGCGGCAACATCATCGATATTCTGGACAAGGTATATGAGGCGATCGCGGAAGCCGGTTTTTTCGGACAGAACGCCGGTCAGGAGCAGGCCGGGCAGGTCGCGAAGCTTCCGAACCGGGAGCAGAGAAGAAGGAACCGCAAGAACTACAAAAGGAATATGGAACGCTCACAGAGATCATAAACGATGTCTGGGTTCCTGTCGGGGTCCGCTTCGGGATCCCGATGGAGCAGTTCTACCAGCTGGATCCTGTCCGAATGGAGCGGTATGAGCCATACATGACCGAGTGGCTGAAAACCTACCGGGAAGACATGTCTGAGATGGGCTGGACAGCCGGTCTGTATGTGCAGAGAGCCATCGGAACGGCGATGTCAAAAAGTGCCACTTATCCCGACAGCCCGCTTACCTTGTACGAGAAGCCGCAGCGGCATGAAGAGGACGCCGATGAAGTATACGAGTTTACCGATGCGGACCGCTTCGGCGCTTTTGCGACGATGTTCAACAAGATGAATGGGTTTACCGAGAAGCCGCAGGATGAAGAAGCAGGTGCGTCTGCTGTAAATGAAGAAGCAGGCAGCGATGACCTGAGTGCCGATGGAGCGCCTGATAGATAGAGAGCGTGGTGAGAATCATGGCGATGGAGATGGACAGGCTGGAAGTAGTCATCGAGGCGCAGGCGAGAGCGGCTGCCGGGGAGATCGATCTTCTGTGCAGCAAACTTCAGGGAATTGCAACTGCGATCAGGGGCGCTTCTGCGGGCATGAACGGCTTTTCGAAGAAAGTGGAAAAGCTGGCGCAGACAGTGAACTCCCTGTCTGGTACATCAGGCAACTTCAGTTCAGTGGCGACTGGTATTCGTGACATTGCTGATGCGGTGGCAAAGATCACAAACGCGTCAACTGCGATGGCGGCAGCCGGGGATGTGAACAAGAACCTTTCGTCTCTTGCCAGGTCTATGAAGCGGTTTGCCCAGATCGATCTGTCAGGACTTGACACCGCGAAGCTGCGCGACCTTGCACAGTTCCTTGGTGCGTTTGCGACCATTCAGGTAAACGATTCGACCAGCAGCCTTGTGTCGTCTATCCTGCGCCTTGGCAGGGGCTCTGAGAGTATCGCGGCGGCAGCAAGCGCTATTCCGACACTTACACAGGCTTTGGTTGAATACATCCAGCAGATGGCCCATGTTCCGGCTGTCAGCGATAATACCGTCAGGATGACGGAAGCACTGGTAGCTCTTGGGCGGCGCAGCAGCAGCGTCACCAAAGAAGTGACCAGCGTTGGCAAAGCCAGTACCGGAATGGGGTCTGCGATGTCTCGCGTGATCCCGATTCTGAAGAAGATTGCGTCAGCCCTTGGAAGCGTCTTGTCTGTGGCTGGCAAGGTCGGCGTCGGCGTGGCGAAGGTCGAGGCGTCACTCCTGAAACACGCTGTCGGACTTGGTAAGATCGGTTCCCATGTAAACAAGGCGACCCTGTCCTTTGGGAACCTTCTTCGCGCCATCCTTCCCTTCTATGGCATCCGCGGCGTCTTCAACTGGATGAAGGAAGGCATCGAGCTGTCTTCCAACCTGACAGAAGTCCAGAACGTCGTTGAGAACGCATTCGGTGAAGGGAACACGGCTCCGATCGAGGAATTTACGAAGACATCCATTGAGCAGTTTGGTCTGTCTGAACTGGCAGCAAAGCAGTTTGCGAGCCGGTATCAGGCTATGGGCGTCTCCATGGGCATCACGACGGATCAGGTACAGTCTGCTACTGCGACGTTTGCGGATAAACTGGAGTCCCATTACGACAAGGTCGGCGACTCCATGAGTTCCATGGCCCTCAACCTGACGAAGCTGGCAGCTGATATGGCGTCCTTCTACAATGTTGAGCAGGATACGGTTGCCGAGTCCCTGAATGCGATCTACACAGGCCAGACAAGGCCCCTGAGGCAGTACGGTATCGACCTTACACAGGCTACCCTTCAGGAGTGGGCGAACAAACAGGGAATTGATGCGAAAGTCGCATCCATGACGCAGGCTGAGAAGACGATGCTGAGATATCAGTATGTCATGTCCCAGACAGCGATGATCCAGGGCGACTTCTCCCGCACGTCCTTTACCTGGGCAAACCAGATCAGGATGCTGAAGCAGAACTTCGAAGTCTTCAGCGCGACTGTCGGTCAGATCCTGATCAATACATTCCGTCCGCTTGTCATGTGGCTGAACAATGCTGTCAGGGCTGTCACAGCCTTCACAGAGACCATCGGCAACGCTCTGGGTAAGATCTTCGGATGGAAGATCATTCATACGCCTGCAAGGGCTGTGATCGACGATTCCGACAGCATGTCCGACAGCCTGGACAGTGTGTCTGATGCTGCTGATTCCGCATCCGGCAGCGTGGACAACGTCACGGATTCCGTCAAGGCCTTGTCCAGAACGATCCTGGGCTTTGATGAGATCAATAAGCTGAATGATGCTTCTCAGACTCCGAAAGCGAGCTCCGGCAACAGCGGTTCCGGCACTCCGTCGGCAGGCGGCACGGGTCTGGACGCGTCAGGAGCCAGCTTCGCCACACAGGCGGCGGAAAGCCTGATAAACATAGAATATTACAAGAGCAAGATCGACAGTCTGTATGAGCTTGGACGATACATCAGCGATACGCTGACGAATTCTCTCAGGAGCATCAAATGGACGAATGTGTACAGAGCAGCCAGCAACTTCGGCAGAGGTCTCGCTGACTTCCTGAACGGGCTTGTAACGCCTGACCTGTTTGGCACAGTCGGGACGACGATCTCAAACTCCCTGAATGCGGTTATTGGCGGCCTGAACAGCTTCGGGACGACCTTTGAGTGGAGCAACCTTGGCAAGTCACTCGGCACGGGTATCCGAAACATGCTGATGAACTTCGACTGGGAGCTGTCCGCAACCACATTTGCCACTTTCAAGAATGGTTACATCACGGCCTTCGGGGCAATGATCGATGAGATCCCGTTCGGGCAGGTCGGACACAGGATCCGCTTCTGGCTCAAAAAAGTGCTGCGTGACATCAAGTGGGATGAAGTATTCCGTGTAGCCGGAAACTTCGGCAAGGACTTGGCACAGTTCCTGAATGAGCTAGTAACACCTGACCTGTTCAGAGAATTCGGAGATAAGCTGGCGAAGATACTGAATGCACAGCTGATCTTCCTGAACCTGTTCGGGAAGTCAACCAAGTGGGATATCAAAGGCCGGACTGTTGCGGCGGGTATCAACAGCTTCTTTGAGAGCTTTGACTTCGGACTGTTGGCGAATACCCTGAATACCTGGGCGCTTGGAATTATCAAGGCGATCCGGGAAGCCATCGGCAACGTGGAGTGGCGAGCAGTTGGCTCCAAGATCGGGCTGATGATCCGGCAGATCAAGTTCGGAGAAATTTTCGAAGGCATTGGCAATATCATCGCGGATGCCATCAATGGAGTCATCGAAACAGCGAAGGGACTGATCAACCCAACAGGACTGGACAGCCCGTTCACAGATGCGATGACGCGAATCCAGACCACGATCAAGAATGTCAAAAATGCAATTGATTGGGACGCCCTTTCGACCTCTATCGGCAACCTTGTGACGGCTTTGAGACCGGCTGTTGAAGGTTGGGGCGGCGGCATCGTAAAACTCTTCGAGAGCGTTGGAAAGATGTCTATTGCTGTGTTGTACGCAATTCCGAAATTTGCGAATGGAATAGCAAAACTTGTCAATGCATTCAACCAGTTCAGAGACACCCATAAAGGCCTTGATAAACTCATTACGTTCTTCGAGAAGATCGCTGAGTGGATAGACCCGCTTACCAGACTCAGTTCAGCGGCGGATGGCCTGACGTTCCTGGCGGATCTGGTTGATAAGATAACTGGAGGTGGCGGGGAGACCTTCTCTGCTTCGAATAAAGGGCGATCATTTGGCGATGAAATAGAAGAGACCGGCAAGCAGTCAAAGGCGGCTGCCGGTGAAGTATCTGGCTATACATCCGTGCTCAATACAACCGATGCTAACACGAAACGAAATACAGCCAGCGCCTACGCCATGAACGGGGCGATCGATGATACAGCGGCGGCGTATAGTAACGCAAGCAGCTCCATCAGCGGCACAATTGGTGCCCTGCGGGGCTACAGCGGCTCCATGGTGGGCGCGAATACCGTTGCATCCGCCTTCAATACCATCGGCAACAACCAGGCACTCGTCGCAGGCCGGGTCAGTGGTGCGATTGGCCGTGTTGGGGCATCAACCGGTGCTATGTCGACCGGTATGCAGTCCGCGGCGAATCAGACGGCGATGACGAGCACGGCTCTGGATCTGCTGAGCTCGTCGGGCCTGAAGAGTGACGCGACGATGTCCATCGTTCAGCAGGCATTGATGGGCATGGGCAACCAGAGCGGTATTTCTGCTGAGAAGGCGAATGCTGTGCAGACGGCTCTGAGCGCATGGGATCCGAACCATCCGGAAGAGAGCATGAGACAGATCAGTGCTGCTTTGGCAACTGGCGGTTTCTCAGCTGATGACTTCCGTACAGCCTTTATCAACGCGGGTGCAGAAGCAGGCATTGAGTTCCCGAAGGAGATCGGCAAGACATCCGCTGCCGCGCAGCAACTTGGGACGACGCTTGGGAAGGACGGCATAAAAGCCGGTTCCAACTGGGCTGACGGTCTTGTAAAGTCGGCGCAGGATAAGCAAAGCGAGGTTGCCGGTGCGTACTCCGCATTGGCTGACAAGATCTCGACTTCGACTGCTTCAACACTTCAGATTCATTCGCCGTCAAAGGTTTCTTACGGCTATGGCGGCAACTGGGTGGAAGGCCTGACAACAGGCGCACAGAACAAGCTGCCAGATCTGCTTGTGGCGATGAGAAGTATCGCTCAGTCGGTGATCACGCTGTTCCACGGCTATAACGAGAGCTTCAAGATGGCAGGCGGTACACTGGGGGCATACTTCAAGTTAGGACTGACAGGCATCACCCTGTACGATGTTGTGACGACCTGGTGCTCACATCTGAACTTCTCGACGTTGAATACGTCCATGTACAACGCCGGTGTCACAGCCGGCACATCGTTTGCGAACGGCATCAAGTCGGTTTACCTGCCGAGACTCCAGTACTACATCAGTTCCTGGAATTCTCACAGCCTGACTGGCGGTGCGACGGCTTATACCCCGGTGTATAGTCCATACTGGTATGCGAACGGCGGTTTCCCGAATATGGGCGAGCTCTTCTGGGCGAATGAAGCCGGACCTGAGATGGTCGGTCGTATGGGCCGGAAGAACGTCGTCGCGAACAACATTCAGATCACGGAAGGCATCAAAGCCGCTGTCATTGACGGCATGATGCAGGTGCACATGGCAACCGGCGGCAGCAGTTCGCAGAATAACCGGCCAATTGTCGTTGAGGCGGTATTGAAGACCGAGAACGATGAAGTCCTTGCACGGGCTGTGCAGCGTGGGGAGGAAAAACGGAATTCAAGGTTCAACACAGTGGCGCGAGGGGTCTGAGCAGCCTTCCCGGAAGCGCTTTTTGATAGATATGATTCTGAAAGGGACGTGATCAGCCATAAAGGCCGGCATGTCCTGCATGCTTGAAGGAGGGCTCCTGATGGCAAACAACACTATGATCAAGGTGAATGGGCAGAAGGTCAAAACGCCGTCTGCCTTCAATTTTGGAATAAATGATGTCTCTGCTTCTGATGCGGGCCGGACAACCGACGCACTGATGCACAAGAACCGTGTTGCCCGGAAGCGCAAGATCGGTCTTGTCTGGGCAGGTCCGTCTCCTGACGAAGCATACGAGATCCTGAAGGCCTTCGAACCGGAATACTTCACTGTGACTTACTACGATCCCCTGGACAAGGCTACGGTCACGCGGACCTTCTACTCCGGCGACCAGGAATCCCCGGTCAAGCGTTGGGCGGTCAACAACAAGGTTTATGAGCAGATCAGTTTTGACATCATTGAGAGGTAGGTGAAGGACTATGCGAAGCGTGTCCACAGCGTTTATGAGAGCGCTGTCAGCAGGCAGGAGCGACTACGCATTGAAGGCGGTCATTACACTGGCTGACAGTACGACACTTACCTTGGAGAATGATCAGATATGGGATGGCGGGTTTTCTGTTGACGATGCAGTCAGCAACGACAACACGTTTGATGTCGGTGCAGCGATCATCAACCAGTCCAAAGTGGTGATCAACAACATTTACGAAGACTACGATGAGTATGACTTCGATGGGGCTACGGTGGTCCTGTATGCCGGTTTCAAAGACCTGGATGACGGCACGACCGATATGCCGAAGATGGGCACGTATGTCGTCGACGAGACGTCCTATGACGGCAGTATTATCACGCTGACCTGCCTGGACAATATGTCGAAGTTTGACAGGCCATACACCTTTGACCAGCCGGGGGAT